GTTCTCCACGGAAGTTTTGAAACCTGCAAGGCCCAGGGCATTCGCCATGGTCGCGAGCAGATCCTTCCGTTCTTGGAGCGTTGAATCGGGCGAAAGATTCAGTTGGATGGATCCAGAACTGAACCGAACGACCGTGTCTACTGAGTTGACCGTCGCGACCACGGGTTGATAAAACCCAATCGTGATGCGGTGCACAGTTCGTTGACCCTTCGGCTCCTCGTATTGGTGTTGAACCGTACGAAAGCCAGCAGGGATCGACGGGGATCTGTCGGCCCACTTCACCAAAGTTCCCTCTTGCGAGGCAGGTGAGTAAGTGTGGGCAACAGGAGTGGCGGCACCATCATTGATGGTGAGTGCTGCAACAACGGGCATGTTATATGCTCCAGAGAGGTGAAAAGTTAAATCACTTGCGGCCGAAGACCGTCGCCAAAAGCGACAATCCATTAGCCATATGCTCCAATGACCGAGGATCTTTAATCCTCGGAAACTGCGGAAGTGGCACATGGGTTGAAACCTCACGCGACACCTTCACAATTGACTTGCTCTCACTATAGTGATTCTCGATGAAGAATCCGTTCCCAGTATCAATCCGACCCTTTCCTGTCCCACTCCAATTCACTTTCGTGAACAGAGTGTTCGAGTACTGAAAGTCAGTATAACCGAGTAAGGCATCGAGGCCCTCAAGCCAGCTGCCGACAGGGAAGACCCAATCGACAACAAAGCTAAAGGGAAGCAGTTCCCAACCAATAAGTAACGGGTTGGTAATACCAAAGGAGGCCAACGAGATGATCGCCCCGTTTTGAGGAATTGCGTCAATGCGGCAGTAAGCCGAACAAACGCCCTCAGCGGTCCCACTGCCATAGTCAAGTATGCTTGCGTAGGTTTTACCCTGCGCTATTGACTGGCGAGCGCGACCCTTTGCTGTGACACTCCAGTCACTACGATCACGAGTCTCTAACGCCTTGCAGGCGCCGTAGACATCGGACAGCAAAGGCTTCCAACCATACTGTAACTCCAGCCACCTTTGAGGTGCATTGGAGCCACGCGGCTCACGCCGCGCAGACGTTATCCCTAGTGCATCCATAGCATTGCGGATTTGACCGCGTCTAAGATACCTATAAGACTTCGCAAGGTTGGTTGCAGTATCTCCAAGCAGTCGAGCGGTAGCATTCCGCTCGGCGAAGGCCACTCCTAGGTTTATGTCAGTGTTCTTTAATGCGGCCCTTGCCTTGATTAAGGCAGAATTCCGCAAGAATTCAATCTGACACTCGCTTTCAGGCAGCACTTCGTCAAAGTGATCCGGAGACCAGAATCGGCCACCAGACCCTGAGCCGCCGCCTACGACCCCCGTGAATACTTGCCCATAGTCCGGAAAGGACGGGTGAGCGTTCTTACAAGAGCCCTTGGCGTAGGAGATCGTCTTGTGATAGTACTCGTACGCAGTCGGAGGGATGAAACCCTTCGGCTTACGACGTGAAACACCGCTAGTAGTCTCCACGAAGGAGCCTGCTACTGCCAAGCTATCGGAAGGGTAATTACCCCCGCCGGTAGTATAATGACAGTTACCAGCAACATTGATGTTGTAGTTCTGGCGCGGCATAAGTACACCTAGAGAACAAGACGCGATGACTTTTCGTCTTCATTAGAAGACACCGGTAGCGACACCTCTCGGAGGAAGAGCTCATACAGGTCGATCCAGGCGATTGGAACTTCCTCCCACTCAGCGTATAACGCTTCGTGGACAGTTAATCCGTTCGTATCTTGATCGTCCATCTGAGATACCTCTTAAGGTGAGCTGCCGTAGGCCTATTATGGGCCCAAGGATAGAGGCACAAAACGTGCCGATGGTCTGACGAGACCATCT